CTATTCTTTGGCAAAATGCCGTCCACTTTGTTTTTTCGAAATCCGACCAGCCCTAGAGACGTGGTGCCCCCGCCAGCCCCGCCGTTCAGAAGAACGTTGTAGGGATATCCGGAATCGCCATTTGGCCTAACGGATGAGGAATTAAAACGGTAAGACAGGCCATTGAAAGCTGCAGGGTCGGTAACAATACTTCCGTACCACAGAAGGTCCTCCATCTTCTCTGTCAGTCCTTCCACGTGTGCAGCGTCCTCATCCTGTCTCCACTGATTGGGTTGATTCTGAATCTTCCACAGCGCATAATCCACTTCGCTGTAGTCCTCCACCATCGCAATAGGATCGGTGAAGGGTGTTTTGTGGGAAGCAGTAGGAGCAACACCAACGTTAAAACGTCTTGTTCCAGGGGCCGGAATATAAGACCGTCTGGAATCGATATTGCTCATAATCTGGTTAGATTCGATCATAGGAAGAATCCTGGTTAAGGGACACTTTCTATTTAGAACCTCAGCCGCCCACAAATACTGAGCTTGTGCGTCTAAGGACGTGTAACTGTTTACAACGTCCATAAGGGTTGTATACCCAAGAACGGCTGTTGTTGCCATCTTTTATCCTCCTTTTTAAACTCTAGCCGGGGGTTCGGGACTCTTATCATACATCATCCCTTTTTCTCCTTTTGGTCCACCTGGTTTCCTAGGTGGACTTGTATCTTCCCCCGTCTTCTTTGCTAGTCCAATTACTACCTTCAATATCGGAAGTGGATTTCTGATCATCCCATTTTCTTTCAGGAACGTGGCGAAGTCTTGATTGGTGTAGGTAGACCACAGTCTATCAGCCAGGGCGGTGGCTGCCTTATACTGTTCCTCCCCACCCAATTCCTTAACGAGAGAGACCTGGGCATCTGCTCTGGCCTTCTCCATCTCTCCATTCTCCGCTTGGACGATCTCCATCAAATACTTATTCCACTCTTCCCCGATAAACTTCGCCTGGTCCTTCGACAAGTGAGCTTTGTGAAATGTCTCCCTTGCCCATTTAGTGCTATCAGGGTTCTGCCCTTCGAGCAAAGGTATTTCATATTCATCCATTGTCTCAGGTTTCCCAAGCTGATGCCAGTAAACTGCACGTTCCTCATCAGAAGCGTCTTCAGGCAGTATGGGAATACTATTCCCAACCTTCCCCTCAAGCTCCGTGATTTTACCCTCATACTCCTTGGTCTTGTCTGCATACACTTTCACGTGTTCATCCCATCCTGTGAGATGGGCCTTTGCAAAATCGCCAATGGTAGCATAAGGTTGGAATACTTCGTTATCCTTAAGGTCCGCAGGTAATTGTGCCCTCCATTCGCCGTCTGCCATAAAATTCCTCCTTATTTTTTCTCTTTAGTCTCGGTATGTCCCCTGTAGGACTTGCCGCTTTTAAAGCAGTACTTCACGTACTGCCCGGCTTTAACACCATGTTGCTTATTCGGTCCGGATACGGTACGTACCCTCCCACCTTCTTTTACACATCTTTCAAAATCCGCAGGCATTGCTATTCACCTCTCTATTTCTCTGGCGGTTGTGGTGATTTATTATAATTCATGTCCGTCTTTTCAAATAATATTTTTGGTCGTTCATACCCACACACCGGACACGAGCAAAATCCTTTCTTACTTTCCGTCATCTGGTGTCCCTTTGGACACTTTCCGCAAGCCATTATCATCCACCCCCTTATATTTCTACTCCAGCAGTAGGAGGCCGAAATCTCGCAGCCTTGTCAATGTTCCCATCATTCACTACTATTTCTATAAAGTCCTTTATGCCCTGCTCGAATTCCTCTTTGCTGAGTGGCATCTGGCCCATCCACACTTCTATAAAATAAGCATTGATAGTTACATCATACCCACACGTGATAGAACCTTCCTCAGAAACTATTGCTACACCCCAGGTGTCTTTCTCCACGTGCTTATATATCACGTATTGAACTGTCTTGTCCTTCTTATCAGGAATTGACAGTGCCTGCCATTCCCCATCTGGTTCGCATTGCCCCAACTTCTCCATCAATATTCCTAGAACTTCCTTGGTATCCGAATCCAAATCAAGGCCCTTGACGATGGAAAGCTGAGCGGCACACCCTAAAAGTAAAAATAATACCGCTAAATACGACACAATCTTTCTCATTTTCCTCTCCTATTTTCCTGTTTTGTACAACAGGTGACATTTGGTGCATCTCCAGAGTCTCTCCTTCTCGTCTTCGGATACCAACTCCAAGGGTGCGCCATCTTCTGGACATTTTGAACTTGCTAATGTATCATTCATTTATTGTACGACATCCCCCTTTTCTTCTTCTTGTCTTCCTCGTCATCCCCGATATCGGCCACAGACAGTCCAAATCCGTACTTTTTTCTCATCTGCATAGCACTGGGGACATTTGCACCACTTGCCTGGCCAAGCCCCGCTAACTCTTCTAGGTATTCCCTGATTGTTTTCTTTTTCTTGTCATCAGCCATTATTTCTTCTCCTTAGCTGGCTCCTTAGGCTTTTCCATTGCCTCCAGCTTCCCCTGTATTGCCTTTAGCTCCTCCTGCAATTTCGGAATTGCCTGCTGCATGGACGCAAAATCCCTCTTCATTAACTCCATGGCCGTCTGCATCCTCATTATCCTCTCTACCAGCAGGTCCCGCTTGAGGGTTAAGGTCTCTTTTGAATCCTCTGCCCCTAATACCGTCTGTGCCGTGATTCCACCCATCACCAGCACCCACGCAATCAGTACCACCAATAACCACTTACCATTCTGAAGCCGCATAACTTGATCCTCCTTTAAGGAAAATTTGGAGGAGGGTTGCCCCTCCCCCATTACTTCTTACAACAGAGCCTTATGGACGATGTACGTCACTTTAATAGTAACTGTACTGTCGCCAGCCGCAATGTCCGTACCGTCCGCATTGAAAAGCATAACAGCCTTGTTAACTAAGCTCGCGGCTGCCACATCAAGAATGCCAGCCGTCTTCACAAATTGTACTGAATCCGCTGCACCATCTAACCATCCTGTGGTCTCAATAACCACAATATCCTGCCCACTGGTTTCATATTCAACCGTAATGTCATCAGCAGCCTCAGGGTTGAACTGCACTGAACCCCAGTCCAGGACACACACTAACGACACCACCTCGATAAAGTAATCTTCACCTGGGGCCGCAATCAGCGTTATCTTGGTATCCTTCAGGTCCAGGATGTTTGCAGCAGACAACTCCACGGTGTCTACTTTCAGCACTGATAGGGAATCAAACCCAAGTGATGCAATCTTTGTGACTACACCTGTCGTTGAGATGCCCCAATCGGCACTTACCAGTGATAATTCACTCTCGGCATCGATGGCAATGTCACCATTAGCCCCACCATCAGCGGTAATACTAACCCCGCCATCCGTGGTATCCAGCTGAATGGCAATACCTGCTACTGTACCTTCTGCTAACAGCTTGATCTGGTTAGCATCAGCAAGGTTTCCTTCAATCAACACACCACCAGCAGAGGCGTGAATAAAAATAGCATCTGCACCAGTTCCGGCTGACTGGAGGTATAAGCTTGAATTATGTGCACCAGTAACCTCAATTGTGAGGTCATCGGCATCGCCATCAGCAGCTAAGCTAATAGAAGCCGCAGCACCAGCCGTGAACGAGAAGTTGCCCATGTTAGAGGCAGCACCGGTAGCACTAATATCCCAGTCTGAAGTAGCAATTGCTACCGTACCTGATCCACCACCAATACTAATTAGCTGGTTGTTGGATCCAGTTCCAATCCCAATCGTCTGGTTAGAATCGTGACTAATAAGAACCGCTCCGCCTGATTGGGTCAGGGTGCTGTACATCGCAACTGCACCGTCCACGTACATAGCCCCGTCAAACTCCGACTGGCCGCTTACCATTAGGTCCTCGCCGTTTACCGCTCCGTGTCCCTCGGCATTGTTTCCAACCTTCAAGTTACCGGTGAGAATCTGAAGGCTTCTTCCGGCTGCTAGTGTTAGAAAGAAATCACTAGCGTCTGCCTTGTGGAATACCGCCGTTTCGTTGGTAGCATCCTGGAAGGTCATAGTAGGTGAGTCGGTCACGCCGTCGTCAATTGCAATATTTGACACGATCGTCCCTGTAACTGTAATCGTATCCGCAGCCGCATCACCAATCGTAACACTACCATCAATCTGTAGTGCTCTAACGATGATGATATCGCCGGTAGAAACGTCCCCCAAGGAGATAGTTCCACTTCCGTGTGCATTCAACGTAAGAGGCGTATTACTTCCCGCTGCCGCAACCACGTTGGCAATATACATGCTAGCCGTAGTTAGTACTCCTACGATGGTTACATCCTCACCAAAGGTAGCATCCCCTGCTGTGAGATTTAAGTCCCCATCCGTGATCGTAATGTCACCCTTGGTAAGAACTAAAGCTGCAGTACCTTCGGCAACACCTGCAATAGTAACCACGCCAGTGTTCTGTCCAACAACTAAGGCGTTAGCCTTGTTGCTGGCAGAAATTACTAACGGGTCAACGTTATCGTCTGCTGCGACCACCTCAAGAACCGTACCATCCGTAGGGTCCCCTGTTACTTGTTCAATTCTTACCACACTTACATCACCGAATGCCCCAATTCCCTGAATGTTGAACATGTCTTCGTTGGTGTCGGCAAACGTAAGCACCGTGATTTCATTGTCGGCAAAGTCAATCTGAGAATCCCCGGTAGGATCAGCAATGTCCCCCCATGTCACCGTACTTGGCCCTATAGCAGTAGCACCGGCTGATGTCTCAAAGTACAGCTTAGTCACGCCCGTGTCATCCGCCACGTACAGCCAGCCAATATTAGTACCTGGCGTGCCCGGATCAGTGATCTCAGGCATAATAAATTGTTCAAAGTGCCCTTCCTTATATGTCTCATCCGCAGTGCCTACATACCCAAAGCTATCTTTCCTTGGATGAAGATAGTCGTACACTTGTGCATACGTGAACGTAGGAATTAGGATAAGAGCTAAAGCAAGGAGCAACCATTTTGCTTTACCCATTTTTATTCCTCCTTTTTCTCTGGTGCAACCGACGCTAACGACTTTATTACCTCATCAAGCGTGCCATGGCCAAATATTCCACAATTGGACAATATTGTTGCACCTACGTTATACTCACTTACTTGAACCACATTTGCCGGATTTAACGTACACCCAAAATGGCACATAAGTAGAATGTCTCCCAACACTTCCAGTCCCATCGGAGTCTGTAAAAATACCGCCCTGTATTTATCCATTAACTCCTCAGGTGTAGATGTAGGTATCATTCTTCTTCTCCAGTTAACATTCCGCCCTCTTCTGATGCCATCGCGGTTTCAAGGGGACTTCCTGGTTCCGGCCTCTTTTCCATCCCCCTCATACCCTTTCCAAGAGCAGCAGCCATTTCTACTCTCTTTTCCATCATCTGCTGCTGCAGTCTTGCATCTCTGATCTCAGCTACTTGCCCATCCGGTAATATACACTTAGCTGGAAATCCTGCAGCGTCTAGAGCTTCCTTCATGGTTTCATCACCATCCACAATGTCCATGGATTCGGGAAATGTCTGTGCCACGATAGCTGCTGATTCCAGTCCTGCTCTAATCTCCCTATTCTTTGCCATCCTCCTTTGTGCCTGGGACAATGGCCCCATATAGTCCACTTCTATGCGACCCACTCCCAGATCTAGAAGGATCTGAGGAGGAGGAGGTATCCTCCCGGCCCTAACCTCTATTGAAAATACTCTATCAATAATAGGATTAAAAGCTTCGGATTCAAGTCTCCCAACCCTAGTTCCCAACACTGCTGCCTGCTCCCCCTGCATTCCCAATACCTGAGTAGCAGTTAATTCCACCTTATTAAAGGATGCCTGGTATAGCATTAAGAAGAAGTTAACATGAAAATGCTCCTTAATGGCATTGTCAAGTCGGTCTAACTGGTCCTTGCCGAATGGTAATTGGATATTCTGATCAATCGGCCTAGGAGCCATTTTCTCAATATTAGTTACCCACGTCCACCCACCAGGAGCCGTATTAACTCTACCTCTCAAGTCCTCCGGCCCAACCATAGCTGGATCTACCATCTTGTGTCCAGCTAGAAGATTATCTTTAGCTATCTGCTGTGCTGTTAGTACTTCTACTATTGCATCCCATCCTGGGCCTCTCCCATACCACTCATCACTATTCTTTCTCCATCTCCATGATATGGCGGGCATCTCATTATATCCCCCCTCCGAGAGGAGGCGAAGGGGGGATCTCAGAACCCACAGAGAGGAGATAGGCATATTCTGAGAATTCTTAATGTTGAAGTCATAATACTTTCTAGGATATACTGCATGTATTATTTCCATTTCCTCAAATGGATTATTTTCAAGTATTCTTTGAAAATTGGCATTAGCCTCAACCATTACGTCTAGCCCAAATTTATCAGCTAACTGGCGTACGTTGAGCTTATATACCCTGTAACGTGTGTCCACCTCACCAAAATGGTTTTCAGCTATATAACATTCCCTGAAATGAGGAACTGTGAAGATTATTCTTCCCTTACCTAAATCTTCCTCGATTTGGAAATGGGCAGTTCCAGCACTAGCACCATCACTAATAAATTCGGGAATAGTGTCGTAGAAATTGGAACGATGGAAGGCGTAGTATATTACTTCTGCAGCATCCTCTAGCCACATCTTTACATCGGGAATTGCACTAAGCTTTCCTCCACTCCACCGCCTGAGTTGAGAATGACGAGGAAAATTAATAATACCTGGAAGGTCGAACGCGAACCACCTCTGGGACCTAGAACACGTGTACCCAACCATACCATCCACCAGAAGGTTTCTGGCTGAAAAGGCAGTACCGTCGTATACTTCCATTCCAGTTTTCTTACCCTTACCTTGTGGCCTATCCTTAATTCTCCGGCGACTATGGTTGATAAAAGTAATAATAGTATCTATATCCTCCTCGCAGTCCCGCCTAACATCAGCTAGGACCGTGAGGGTTCTCTCACATTCCTTTGCTTTTTCCTCATTAGCTCTAATATCGGACATATTATGCTCCTAAAGTAGGAATCGTTACCCTACCCTGTGCAAGTCTTGCTAAGAAATTGTTACTATTAAATCCGCGTTTCTTGCGCATAGCATCTGCAGTAGCCTTGGCTGCTAGTTTAAGAGTAGTAGACCCCTTACTAGTATTCATATTAGCCCACGTTTTTGCCATTGCTCCCCATCCCATAGACGATCCGCTCAAAAATGACCCGCCTAAAAAACCTGGAATTGTCATTTTATCCTCCCACATTTAACCCTAATGTTAATGGGTTTATTTCTTTCTGTGCAGTCTCTAGTCCTAACAATTTTCCATATTTAGCCTTGGATTCTAGCCCCGGCATAAAGGTATGTATGAATGCATCTCCAAGATCCGGCGAGAATCCTATCTCTTCTTTCATCTTTTTCTTACTGTCTACCAGTATTTCTCCCGTCATTTCCTTATACTGGTAATGAATATTCTGAATATCAGCTATAAAAGCCTTTTTGATCTCCGGATTGATAGCGGGAGATATTACTGAGAAGTCACTCATGAAGAATTCCCTTGCCATCCACCATAGTTCATCCCTAAGCCTATAGAAGCGTTCCTCGTGGAGGGGGGAATTCTCAGATACGTTGACGGGCATACAAGGAACTTCTGCAGCCCTAACTATATCGTATACCCCTGGCATTCCTATTACATCTATCGCTATTGCATCAAACATCCCGGTCTTGTATCGATCGATGAACCTTCCTGCTAGCTGTACGTTATCCAGGTTCTTCCACTGCTCCATATGGATGACCTGATACCCCTGTCTAACTACTAAGGTTGATCTGTCATCACCATAGCGAGCACAGTCACCACCGGCTAATTTAGGAAGGCGTTGGAGGGATGCAGGACGGTGGAGGGCTTTGTTGATAAACTCGAAGGGTATGAGGATATTCTCGGTGGAGGCCAGAAAGGAGCAATAAAACTCTTGCTGGATCATTGACTCCGGCATCCCCGCCTTTCTTTCCGCCTGTATTGCATCGGGAGTTACTGCTCCCGTATCATCTACGGTCAACATCTGGTAGAACCAAGAAGGGTTGCTAATAGCCATAGAATGAAGATCCCAACCATGGTTCCTACCACGAGGAGTATATACAAATACGGCCCATCCCCCGTTTTGGGCGAGAATGGGTCTGAAAAAGTTCCATGCATTGGGATAACGGTTTGATACTGCCCATTCATCAAGGATAAGTCCGACTGGGTTTGGTCCGACGAGACTGTCATAATTATCTGCTCCCACTATTTGCCAGACAGAGCCATTACTTAGCTCTACCTTCATCTCATTTTTATTAGTAGCCTTCCTAAACTCCTTGGGAATGTGGTAGTCTATATACTTATTGCCCTCATTATCGATTGCATCCCAAAGAACCTTACGGCCCTGAGAATATTCAGGAAAGCAGTGGTAATAAGTCCCTACACGCTCGAAGGACTTCTTGATGGCGAAGTTAAGTAGGGATAGCGTCTTCCCGCTGCGCCTGTGCCATATGCAGCAGGCCCTATTCTTCCCGGAGTCCATCGCATCGAAGAAAGGTATCTGATAACCACGAGGCTGAAAATTAAACGGTACTCGCATCTACGCCCTCTTCTTGGTGTACACCATCTTTACACCCACCATCGGGTGTAACATGGACAATTTGGGCAATCTTCCCTTCTCCAGTATCACTTGCCCCTGCGTAGTTAATTATCTCAATCTTGATCCCGCCTACTGGTCCTTTCTGATCCTGTGCCTTTTCCTTATCAAACAATACCCCAAAGGCGATGGTCTTATCCTTCAGGCTAGCCTTTTTAATGTCCTC